TAAGATTACACCGTTATTTAGAGGTGATAAGATAGAAGAATACAAGTCAATGAATAAGTATTCAGAAGAAACGCAACGATTGATTGAAAGTAATAATGGACTCTAAACCACTTACACAAGAAGAAATAATTAAGATATATAAAGCAGCATTTGGTAACGGTAATGCAGTTTTAACGCTAGAAAGAATATTTAAGTTTGCTAGATTGCTAGAACAAGCTCATGGAGTAAAAGATGTACACTAAACTAGATGACCAACGACAAGCAAAATTTATTATTGGCTATATTACTGCACATCCTGGTTGCAGCATTAAAGAAATTGTGCAAGAATGCGTAACTAATAGAACTAGGTTAAAGTATTTAGAAAGCCAAGGATACTTTACTTTGCCTAAATGGACTTACAATAACACATTAGATAAACGATTTAAGAATAGGAATTATGTATCTGTAACTGTAGGTAGGGAGTATGGGAAATGGGAAGAGCAGAAAAGATATTAGAAGTAGTAGTATGGTTGTTAATTGTTGGTGGTATAGGTTGGTTATTTTATGGTTGTTATCAGTTAATTGATTTATTTTTTCTAAGGGGATAGATATGGTAGATTTAGTGAATAGACCACCGCATTATTTAGTGGGTGGTATAGAAGCAATAGATGTGATTAAAAGTCGTTTGACTAAAGAAGAATATATTGGTTATCTTAAAGGTTGTAAGTTAAAGTATGACTTACGTTATCCGTTTAAAGATAATCCACAACAAGATTTAGAAAAGTCTGATTGGTATAAGAATAAGTTATTAGAAGCTACTAAAGATGAAGATGCTAATATTCCACCAGAACTAGAAGCTCAATTACAAAGATTTGATGATGAATAAAACCTATTGGGTATTTATTGTGGTGATGGCTGCATTAGCTATTTTTTGGACTGAAGAAACATTTAGTCAAACTACTACTATACTAGCACCGGATGGGTCTGTAACCGTCTGTCAGGTTTATAATGGTACTGTAATTTGTGTCTAATGCTATGCGTAATGCGTATGCTAGTCATACAGACTTTGGCTTTTTAAGAGGTGTAATACTAGAAAATCCAAAAGCTATGCCATCTAATATTGACATGGTTTTTGAAAGACGTGGAAACTTTCTTATTGGGGAGTGGAAGCGTGAAAATGAAGATATATCTTTAGGTCAAAAGATACTGTTAAAAGCATTAGCAGACCAAGATAAGTTTACTGTGTTAGTTATAAATGGATATAGTGATGATACAGGAACTGAAGTAAATAACTTTTATAAGGTTACTCAAAACAAACTTGCTATTCTTGGTAATGGTATAGAAGGATTAAAAGACTATATAGACGCTTGGTATCAGTCATCCATTGGTGTTAGTTCACCATAGATAGCTAGTTCTTCACCACTAATTTCTATCATGCTATCGTCATCTAATGTGATGACTATAGTGCTATCGCCATGTAATGCTTCACAAGATACAATAGTTCTGCCTAGCATGTGATTACATATAATCTCTACATCTGACCGTTGCATAATTGTCCTATATATTTACTAAAGAGTCTTTGGCAATCTTTTCTGATTTAACAGACCTTGCCCACGACCCACAATTTTGACATTGATAGCGTTGATAAATAGCAGTCCTACTTCTTTGTGTACCACGAGCTTGTAATTTGCGTGAAGCACAATTAGGACAACAAACGTCAACAGAGTATGCGTTATGATTTGGATGTTGTTTAATCCAACCCTTGAATTTATCGTAGACTTTCTCAAGTAATATAACATCATTCTTATTATATTCTTCCATTGTTTTCCATGCCTTACGGTCATCATTCATACACTTAACCCATAAAGCGTGTCCTTCGTGTTCTGTTTTACTGCCCAATCCTAAAGCCTGTGCAACATAATCTAGTTTATTAGAAACAAATCTAAACTGTCTACGAGCTACTTGTAATAAATCTATCTGTTTGGAGGGTGCTGGAGGTGGCATACCAGAGAGTAAGAACTCTTTGTGTAGTATCGGTATGTCAAACCTAGAACCGTTGTAGTGAACAATAGCATCAGCTTCGTCAAGAAGTTTATGCACAGAGTCTAGCATCTTTTGTTTGCCAGATTTTTGGATAGAGTCAAACATGATTTTAGATTCACCGTACCACTTGGCTGCATAACATAAAGTGTAAGATGATTCTAGTAATTGGTTTATAGAGATGTTTTGGTCAAAGATACCCCAGACATGAGCAGTATTTGGTGCTACTTCTATATCAATAAGTAATATTTTCATAGTAGTCTCTAAAGTTGAGATACTTTATTATATACTAGATAAATAATTAACATGAGTAATACATATTTAAAGTGGTCTATAGCACAAAGGATGTCGCAGATTAAATAATCTAGCATATCTTAATTGTGGCTGTTTTAACTTTCTTTAGTTTGTCAAAAAACTTGTTATAAGCTATTTTAGAATTACCTATAAAGTCTTTACCTGCCCATGTTGAGCCAAGTAATATACATCCATCTGTATCTGCTGAAGTGTTGCCTGAATGGATACGAACACCAGTAAAGTCAGGAACGTCTAGTATGTGTGGCATATCCTGTTTAAAGCGTACAGAAGCGTCTATAATAAGTTTATATTCACCAATAGGAATAGCAGTCTTACCTAATACTTTAGTGCCATTTCTGACTACATCTTCTAATGTATAACACTCATATACACCGTCTACATACATCTTGCCTATTGTATGTGTATCTTTAAATTCAAACCTTTTTACTTCAATCAACATAAGAATTAATATACTTTAAAAAAATAGTAAGATAGTCCATGAGAGCAATAAATACTAAACCAATACCCATGACTAGCAATAACATGCCTACTACAATAAATTTAAGTATGGATAAGCCGATAAAGTTAAGTATGTTTAAAAATATCATTTCTTTTTGATATAGAACAGACTACGTTCACCAAATAAGTAGAACCCTACAGCACTAGCAAAGTTATCTACTTCTTGTGTAGATATGCCTTGTAGGTGCATTGTAGCCCATGTGCCTAATACGATAAGACCAATCATAGGTCTCATAAGTCTAGTGATAGCTTCTACCCAAGGATAAGATGGGTTACCTGAACCTGCTTCATTCATTACTTTAAAGAACTCTAAGTCAATAGATTTCATCTGAGAGTATTGTTCTATAGTAGCTGGCTTGAATTGGTCAGGTGCTACAAAACGATTAATAAGAGATTTGCCTAAGTCCATAACAACTGGAGCAAAAGCAGATAACATGGTGATTGGGTCTATGATAATACTCCTTATAATTCTTTAGGGTCAAAGCCATACATCTTGGCTACACGTTTTTGTAGTTTTAAGAATAAACCTTTATGACTAGCGTACTGTTCTGTTTTAGGTGAGTCTAAATATACGCACATGTGGATAATCTCATGGCATAGAGTCATTAAGACAGGATATAGATGAGAATGACGTGCAGTAGATATAGTAATAACATGAGGTTCACCTTGTTCTGGTGGTTCATATTGTCCACATATAGTATCGTCATGCAATACTACGAAGTCTACTTTAGATGCAGGTGGTAGTTTATACTCGTCAAATATGGGCATTTCTATCAGAGCTGAATATAGGTTTGCTATATTGTTCTCTGTAATGAATGTCATTTTGTGAAGTGAGTCAATAAAAATACAATAACAAAACCTGCTGTACCTAAAAGTATTTGTTCTAGGCGTTTGAGTCTTGCGTTTATTTGCTCATAACGTAACGCACATACTTCTTCATGCGTAGTTAAACGTGATTCTACGTCTGACTTTACCATTACTATTCCTCTGAAGGTTGTGTTAATAAGCCTGCTGCCCTTGCAGCTTGTGGCTTGTTTAAAAGTCCTTGAATTCTACTTGTACCTTTATTAAGGTTATAAAGACCCCTAGCAAGCAATGATTTAAACACAGCACTTTTATCAGCCATAAAACCTGCTGCTGCCATTGGGTTTTCAGATAACCAAGTTAATCCACCTGGGTTCTTATTTAATTCCATTAATGCTCTACGTTCTACAACATCTAATGTATCAATAAGCTGTGCTTCTTTTTTGTTAAGCCCAAGTACCTCAGGAACTGCCTCACCTACTTTTTCTTTTAAGCCACGTGCTAATGCCTTTTGAGCTTCTATTTCTGTAGAACCCATTTGACCATATTTTTTAGCTAATGCAGAATATGTACCTTGTTTAAGTTGTTGAGCTAATTGCACAGGAATTGCTTGACTAGGTGTTTTAATTACAGGTTTATTAAAATTCATAAATTCTTGCTTAACTTTATCTATAGCTACAATATCGTCAGCAGGATTTACTTGTTTAAGTTTTTTAGCTTCTAATTCATCTAAGTATTTAAGAATATCAGTCTTTTTAACTGTGCCTGTAGATGATTCAATTTTATTAGCAACTTGAGTATTTAAGTCTTTAATCTTAGATTGAATTTTTTGAACACCAGCTTGAGTGGGATTAATACCTTCTTCTAGCATAGTTTTAACTGCTGTAGATGCTTGACCTATTTCTAATTGTTTAAGAGTAGGCTTTAAAGCACTTTGCATTAACTTTTCAGGAATAGTTTGGCTAATAGTTTTAACAACATTAGGGAACATTTCTGCACCAACTTTACCTAAAGTACCTGCACTTAATCCTAAATAAGGGTCTTGTAGATATTGTGGCATTTGCTCATATCCAGCTTTAAATCTTTCTGCTGCTGGAAAGTTGCCTGCCTTAATTTTTTCCCATGTAGATTGTGGTGCAGTAGGTTGAGTAGGTTGTGTAGGTTGACTAGCAAATTGAGATTGTGCATAAGATAATACATCTTGCTCACTAGCACCTTCTGGTGCTGTTATCTCAAATGTTTCTCCACTAGGTGAAGTAATTTCAAATATTGCCATTATTAACCCCCTGATTTTTTCTTAATAGACCAACCTTGTGTAGCTGGCATAGTCATTGAAGGTTGTGGTTGATTTTCTTTAGGTGCTGCACGACCAGCTTTCTTATATGCTGCATCTAATAAACCTTCTAATCGTTTAGCTTTATCTGCAACTGTTTTAGGTTTATCACCTAATTGTGGGAAATAAGATTGACGATATGATTCTAATTGTTCCCTTGTGTAAGCAGCACCAGTACCAAGTGTAAGAGCTGAATCAAGAATGTCATATTGTGCAGCTTCTACTTGTTGTCTTGCTTCTGGATTAGCTAAGTTTTTAAGATAATCAGAACGAGTAACAAATCTAATAGCCTCAGCTTTAACATTTGGACTAGCGGCAGATGGTTTTTCACCTGTTACTACTTTTAATTGATTAAGTGAGTTATTAAGTCTTTCAGATAAGAAGCCTGCTGTTCTTTCACCTTCTGTTAATTTTTCACCTGCTTTTTCTGGTAACTTAACATCTGTAACTATATTACCTGCTAAATCTTTAATAGGCAATCCTGGTCGTTTTGGCAAGAATACATATTTGCCAGATAATTGGTCTAATTGTGGCTCTGTATAATCTTGTGTAGATTTAATAGCATCTGGTTTTGGAATTAAATCTTCAAAGTTTCCTGATTTTTGAAATGCAGATAATGACTTAGGTGTGTAGTCAGATGTGTTAATTTTACTAAATGGACTTTCGCCTCTTTCTAGTGATGATACTTGTTTTAAGTCACCTAAATTACCTGATTGTTGGTATGCAGCTAATGACTCTGTTGTAAATTTAGTAGGGTCAATATTACCAATATTAGTACCACGTGCTTGACTAACAGGAACTAGTTTGCCATAGTCTTTGCTTTTTTGAAACTCAGAAATAGACTCTGGAGTAAATTTAGAAATATCAATAGTTCCAAATGGGTCATTTCTACCTGCTATTAATTGTTGTCTATATAGGTTATTTAATGCAGTATCAACTGTTCCTTGAGATGCACCCATACCACCAAGATATGCTTTAGCCAAATAAGGTAAAGGACTTCCTGCATTTAAGTTTTTAGGAGTTGCAAGATAGTTAGCAGCAGTTCCTAATGCACCAGATATTAATGCTTGGTTTCTTAATTTTTCTTCTTGAGCAGGGTCTAAAATACCTGTAGGAACTGAAGCACCAAATATATTCATTCCATTAAACAAATTACCTAAACCTGTTCCTGTATCAAATAATGCCATGATTTATCCTCTATATCCTTGAGCTAATTGTTGTAATCTCATCTTTTCTTCGTCTGTTAAAGGCATACGTGTCATTAAGTTTGGCATACCTATATCATTACCTTCTTGCATACCTACGTTAGGAGATACATTGCTTAATGGTGAAGATACCATTTCAGGATTGCCTCTAGTAATTGGTATTACAGGTGGTACTTGCATTTGTTGTTGTGGTTGATTTAAAGCATCAAAACCTTTAACACCTAAGTTAATCTTGTCCATTGTAGACATATTGGCAAAAGGATTACCAATGTTATTTGCTAAGAAAGCACCTGTTTGGTCTAATAATGATGAAGCACCTAATCCGCCATATACGCTAGGAGTTGCACCTAAACCTGCCATTGCACCAGGAGTTAATAAACTAGCATTTAACATTGGAGTGCCTAAAATTGATGGAGCTACAGTACCTAATGCTGGTGCAAATGTTCCTGCACTACCTGCTGCACCGGTAGCTGCTGCACCTCCAGCACCAATTCCACCTGCACCACCTAAAAGACCTGCACCACCTGCTCCAAGACCAGCACCTAATAATGCTGTTTTAAATGGGTTAGCACCTGTTACAGCACCACCTACAGCACCTACACCTGCACCTATAAGAGCAGGCATTAACATTGCTCCCATGTTATACCTTTCCTACTACGTAACAAATAGGTTCTAAAATAGCACGATAAATCATGCCATAAGTATCTCTAGTTTTACCTCTTTTTTGTTTCCATATATCAGCAGTACGGTGTCTTGCGATATGCTCTAAAACACCCCTTAAAATGCGTTGTAAGGCATTCTTTTCACCAGTTTTGTAAGCATAGTTTACTAATGGTAAGAATAGTTTATGGTAACCTTTTTCGTATGCTGGGTCTAAGTCTTTAGATTGAGCTAACCAGATAGCGTTACGGAAGCTACCAAAGCCATATTCAGCATTCATAGCTGTGCAGACTATCTTGCCACCACCACCGCTTTGTGTAGTTGTAGATACTTGACCCATAGGAGCACCATAGGCAGCACCAAGGTAAGCAGATAATTTTTGATATGGTTTGTTTTGTTCAAAGTTAAATCTGTCAATGTCAGCTTGTAGAGCAGTTTTTTGATAGTCTTCTGCTGTTTTACCTACGTTAGCTAATTGTGAAATATCTGCGTAATCAGCTTGTGCAAGTGCAGGAGCATTCATAACTGCTTGGTTTTGCATACCACGTTCACCAGCATAGTTTTGATAAGCTAGGTTACCGTATGTATTAGCAAGTGTTGTAGCTAGTGTATTTGCTGCTCTGTTTTGAATATCAGCAGATGCACCTGAGCCATAACGACCAGCCATAGATGAAGTGCCTTGTGCAGCCTTAATAGCGTCATTATATGCTTGTGTGGCTTGTTGTGTAGGACCTGCTAATGCTTGTGTGAAGTATGGGTTACCTGCACTTAGATAGTCACCTTGAATAGTACCTAATTGTTGTTGTTGTGCAGCAGGAAGTAAAGGATTACCACCTAATGCTCTATTTTGTGCAGCTTGTAATGCTGATTGTGTTTGAGCAGATGGTCCGATATATGTTTGACCACCGTAGTATTGTGGTGTATCTGTTTGGTAAAGACCTTTAGCTTCTTGTAAACCATATTGTACAAATGGAGCTACTGTAGGGTCTAATTGTGATTTAGTTTCAGATGTACCGCCTCCTCCACCTGAACCTCCTCCACCAACACCTAATTTAAAGTAATCGTTTAATGCTGGAATTAAAAAGTTTAATAATGTCATGTTATTTGCCTTGTGCGTTAGTTATTATTGGTGAACCTAGTAAACCTAAAAATCTACCAGCTCCTGAACTTTGTTGATTATTTGTTGGTTGCATACTTGGTGATGATAAAAAGTTTAATAAGTTAGACGGAACACCTTGTGGTTGCAATGTAGGTTGTTTGTTTAACATAGATACCATAGATAAGTTACCATCAATAATACCTTGTGCATTACCTGTAAATGGTTTAAATGATTGACTACCTACTTTAATAGCACCTTTGTCTTCATTGGTTGTATTAGTAAATGGACTTCTACCAAGCCCTCCAAACGGAGAATATCCACCAAATAAACTTGCAAATATATTTGGAGGTTTTGGAGTATATGGCTCATACACAGTTCCACCTTGATAAAATAATCCACTAGGTGTGTGTAATTGCAAACCATCATATTGTGAAGATGTTAGGTATGGATTTGTTCTTGCTGGTGCAGCATAAGTATTTTGAACTTGTGCTGTTGGTGCAGAAAAATTTAAAGGCATATTAATCATATTATTTCTCTAGTATGTATTCCCATGTTGAAGGCTTAAAGCCCATTTGAATTGCTCGTTTATCCCAAGCACGTCTAGGTGAAGTAAATGTAACTCTAGTTTTACCGCCTTGCCTTGCTATTGCTTGTATTTCTTTCATAGCTTCATTTTGTAATTCTTCATCATTAATAGATGACCAAGAAACCCAAATATGTAAAGAATTTCCTATGGGTTGAAGTATTGTAAAGCCATAAGGTTTATTATCTTTTAAAGCTAAAAAAGCCATAGAACGATTTTCATAACAATCACAATATATATCTTCTATAATCCATTCTGGACTACACTTGTTAATAGCTATTTGTAAACCATGCTTAATAAACTCCCAATGAGTCCTAAGTTGGTCTTTAGGTATGTAGTGTAATATCATCCTACTATTATATAACGATAGTTCCTTGAAACACCATGACTTCCATGATTAACTGTGCAACTACCTTGTGCAAAGTTAGTAAAGTAAATATCTTTAAGTTCAGCAGAAGAGTTAGCGTCTTTGGGCATAAATAAGATAACTGAATTAAACCCTATACGTTCATTGCTAAGTGTTGTTGTAGTTGTACTTGTTGCAGTAGAAAAGTCACCAGTATTATTGCTTTTACCTTCTACAAGGTTATTTACAATTTCAGCTACACTTCTAGGGTCACCACCTGTCCAAGGTAGTTTACGGTACATATCACTACGTGCCATTATCTAGTTCCTTGTGTAGAGTAATCTATATCCATGCCAATTGCTGAGAACCAGTTAGCACCAGTAGGTGTAAGACTGACTCTATGATAACGACCTGCACTTCTCACAGAGCATCTATCTTCTTGGCTTGCTGAAACTGTAGAACCATAAGTAATAGTATCATCTAACATACGTCTAGAAGCCACAGCAACGTCTGCAGAGCCACTATCTACAGAAGGTCTAATAAGAGTAACAACTGAGTTATAACCATATTCTAGGTCATTTGTAACAATATTTGCTGTAGCTGGTAATCCTGTAAATGTAATAATTTTAGTATCACGAACGCCACCAAATAAGAATTTACCACCAGCATATAGTCTATCATCTAGTGTTGTAGTAAGAGTATCTATAGTTTTTAAAGCTGTTGCACTTGCTGCCATATCAATAGCAACACCTGTGCCTGAACCTACACCTGTAGCTGTAAATAATACACCTATTGTATTAGCTACTGCACCTATACTTGTAAATGATGTTGTTCCTACGCTTCTAATAGTATATGACTTACCTACTACAAAAGAGCCTGCTGTTATATTATAAGCTGTATCAATACCGTCTAAAGTTGTACCTGTAGTAGCTAGAGTTGATAAAACATCTACATCTGTATCTGCTTCACACCATTTTTGTGTTTCAAAATTATAAAGAAGTAATGCTCTATTACCTGAAACTGTTGTGTAGTTCCAAATAACTAGGTTACGCTCTGGGTCTATGGCTGCTGATATGGAGTCAATATCACCAATGTTAGCGTTATTAAAGAAGTATCTATCTACTTTTTCTGAACCAATACCTACTACTTGTTGACCATTACATGAATAGAAACCATCATCTGATAAGAAGTATGATACACCACCGTATTGTGCTATAGAACCACCTTCTATACATCCTACGTTACGAGATATAGTGTCAAACTGAAAGAATAATGGTGAACCAATATATGACATACGTACAATGGCTTTTTCTAGGAATACGATACCAAACTCACCACCTGTAATACCAGTAATATCGCCACCGTCAGGAAGTTCTTGATAGTCTGATTGTGATGCTGCACCTGCAGTCCAATCCGTAGGGTCATTAATATCTGACCATTGCACACGTGATGGATATGTACCAGCACCTATATTAGCACCTACTACAAAATCACGAACTACTGTAATATATTTAGATACTGGAGCTGCGGCTGCTAAGTCTGCAAAGTCTGTAGATGAGTTGACATCAAAATATTGTATTTTTTCTGAGCCATTAGTAGCTAACGCATAGTTACCAAATTGCACAAATTTCCATCTATTGATGCCTGTATATCCGCCTACTTTAGATACATCTTCCATAGTTAGGTCTGTAGAAGATACTTTAAATAACTTTGTAGAGCCTCCTGCAAATATGGTTACATCATTATCCACTTTAGCTGCAAAACAATTAGTAAGGTCTTCTGTAGCTGCACCTGAATAGTTTACTGCTGATTTAAATGGACCATATCCTATAGCTAAAGGAATGACGTTATTAGCTTCTGATACTGTGTCTAGGATACTAGGTTGGTCAGGTAACCAGTCTTTAAATTGTATACGTTGTGTAGGCATTATGCTGTATAAGTTCCTGAAGATGTAAATTTAAGAATGGTATTAGTGCCAGATGTAGTTACTGTAGGAGAGCCTGTTGTTGTGCCTGTATATAGTCCAGTAGGTAAAGATAATATAACAACACCTGAACCACCACCTCCACTTGTTGCAGGGTCAACCCATACACCGCCACCACCACTACCTGTATTAACTGTGCCACTTGTTCCAGAGCCATATCCACCTGCTCCACCACCACCTGAACCTCCAGCACCTGAACCAGAAGTACCAGAACCGCCACCACCACCTGCGTATGTTACAGAAGAACCTGTAATTGAATTAGCTAAACCTGCACCGCCAGCACCTCCAACATCTCCTCCGCTGCCAGCACCACCAACTGCTCCTGCACCACCACCACCTCCAGAGCTATTAGCACCTGCAGGGCTAGAGCCACCATTATTACCTTGACCTACAGTACCTGTGCCTCCTGCTCCACTAGAGCCACTATTACTGCCAGAACCACCGCCACCAGAACCACCATTATTACCACTTGTTGCAGGAGCACTAGTTCCTGCTAAACCTCCGCCACCACCACCAGTAGATGTTATGGTTGTAATGCCAGTTCCTGATACTACAGAATTGTTACCGTTATTTCCTTTGCCGCCACTAGAAAGTGCTGCACCACCTGCTCCAACAGTTACTGTATAAACTGCACCTCTAACAAGTGTTGTTGTTCCTGTTAATAAACCACCTGCACCACCACCAGCACCACCATATACAGCTCCACCAGCTCCACCTGCAACAACAAGATAGTCAACAATGTAAGGAGCAATTAGCCCATACATTCCATATCCCCTTGCAGAAGATGCTGCTCGTCTACTTAATAAAGGCATTTTATATCCTACTTAAATTGTGTTTGTGAAGCTAATACTGTGTATGCTGCAGAACCTGTTTTAATAATAGTATAAGAATAAGCATCTATACTAGAAGCATTGCCTGTTGTAGGTGCAGCCCCACCTTGCCATTTAGGAGTTACAGATGTACCATCAATTGTAATTGCATTGTTATAATATGCTGTTGAACCGTTAGTAACTAAAAATACTACTGTAATAGACTCGCCTGTAGCCATAGCAGTATTTAAAGATGTGCCACTAGATGCTCTAAAGTTTACAGTCCAATTAGCTGAAGCATTAGTTGTATAGTATAAAACAGACTGTGTAGTAACATCATAGTTAATAGTGCCTGTTGCTGCTGTTGCTGATACAGTAATTGTTTCTACAGCATTAACAAATTTAGATGAGATAAGACTAGATGAACCTGTGAATGTTTGTTTGTTAGTAAATGAGTTAGCACCTGAAAATGTATTGTTTGCACTAAATGTAGCTGCTACGTCATCAAATACTATGTTTGCATCATAAGCCTGAACATTTGTGCCAATAACAAGACCTAATGCAGTTCTAGCTGCACTAGCTGTAGTAGAACCTGTACCACCTGCTGTTAGTGGAATAGTATCACCTGAAGTACCTGCTTGTAAGTCTTTAATCTGTGCCATTAAAGAACGAATAGCATTATTTACGTTAGCAGGTGAACATCCTTCAGCAATATTAATATTACTAATATCTGTATTGTCTGCTGGGGTTGCTGAATATTCACTAATTTTATTCTTTGCCATCTTTTATCCTTGTCGTAACCAAATGTCTGTACTTGGAGATATATCAGTCCAAGTTTCTGTTCCTGCTGTAACTGTTGTCCATGTGTCTGAAGAAGGTGATATTGCAGTCCATGTTTCTGAACCTGCTGATACTGGTGTCCATGTTTCATCACCTGGAGTAACAGGTATCCATCCTTCACCTTGTATTGTGCCTTTAGCAGTAACTGTTCCTATGCCTTCTACATAAGCAAAGCCTGCAAATATAGCGTTAGCACTTGCATTTACTATAGCAAAAACATTTACCTGTGCATTACCTGAATTTATTAATCCACCAAGTGCTGATACCGTAGCAATTCCTGTAATAGAACCTGTTGCTGATAGTATACGGAAACCATTAGCTGTAACTGTAGCATTGGCTGTGATAGAAGCATTGCCAGATTGTAATAATGAACCTAATGCTGTTACTGTGCCTGTTGCTGTGATACTTGCTGAAGCTAGTGCTATAGAACCGCCAGTAGCAGATACTGTAGCTGTTCCTAATATTGCACCACTACCAAATTGTGTTCTAGTACCTAATGCAGATACTGTGGCAAATCCATTTATAACTGCACTACCAAATACTAATGCACCACTTGTTGTAACTGTTATTGTTGCAGTAGCGTTAATGCTTGCTGCAGATGTTCTAAATCTTGTACCTGACGCACTTACGGTTGCATCTGCTGTTATTACTGCGGATGCTTCTACAAATCTTCCTGCTAACGAACTAAAGGGAGCTTGGGAAAAACTAGCTATTCCAAACATTTATTGCTCCTTAAAGTGTTACTTCTTCCCAGTTAGTAATGGACTCATTCCATTTATATATTTTACCGTCTGTAGGCATAGCTACAGGTGCTTCCCATGTCCATGTTGTATTGTTTAGTATCCATGATGGATATGGTTGTGGTGCGTAGAATACGTCATTAGTAGCGTCATAAATATAACCAATACCAGCATAGTTACCTCTTAAAGGTCTGCCTTCTGGATGTTGATTAGCTAGTGTGTTGTATGAAGTTTGTAACCAAGTGCCAGGACTTGTATCTACAAATGTATCAAAAAATTCTTTTTCTGCTACTATTACTTGTGTTACTTTACCGTCTGTTACTTTTGCAAAATGTGACATAGTTTTTCCTTATGCTGTATATGTTCCTGAACCTGTAGTCCATCTAATTATAGTATTGCTTCCTGATGTTGTTATTGTTGGAGAGCCTGTTGTAGTACCTGAGTAATTAGCAGTTGGTACGGATAAAATAACTACTCCGCTACCTCCTGATGCACCATTAGTATTAAAACTAGAACCACCACCGCCCCCACCTGTGTTTGCAGTTCCAGCAGTTCCATTTGAAGTTGATGCAGCACCACCGCCACCTGCTCCTCCTGCACCTGCAGTTACTGAACCCCAACCTCCGCCACCTCCAGCATATGTTACGCTAGAACCTGTAATAGAAGATGCAGTACCTGCACCACCAGCTCCGCCTGTATTAACTGTGCTACCATTTGCTCCAACAGCACTAGCTCCACCGCCACCGCCTGATGAGTCTATTACACTAACTCCTCCACCATTATTGCCTTGACCAGAAGTGCCAGAACCTCCACTATTAGAACCACCTTCACCTGCACCACCGCCTCCGCCACTACCGCCAGCAACTCCAGAAGTTCCCGATGGATTTCCATAATTTCCACCTCTACCGCCACCTACAGCAGTAGTTACACCAGTAAAAGTAGAATTAGAACCGTTAGCACCTGGATTTCCACCAGCTCCACCAGCTCCTACAACAGCGGTATAAACTGTAGATGGAGTTAAACTAAGTGTTCCAGTTACATATCCTCCAGCACCTCCTCCACCTCCACGACTGTAACCTGCTGAACCGCCGCCTGCAACTACTAAATAAGTAGCAGAATAAGTATTGCCTGCAGTACCAGCATTAACCCATCCACCTATAGTATTATAAATCTCTAATTGACCTGTAGTCGTGTTGTATCCTTGTTGTCCTGTACTAGGAGCAGACGGTCTTGTAGCAGTAGTCCATGTAGCATTAGTTATGCCATTTGTGCCAGATATATTTACAGGCATTATACTGTTCCTTTATCTATTGTAATCATGCTGTGTATGTTCCAGAACCACCAGCAGTAGTCCATGAAATAATTGTATTAGAACCTGAAGTTGTAATTGTAGGTGAACCTGTTGTTGTACCAGAGTAATTAGCAGTCGGTACAGATAGGATTACTATACCAGAACCTCCAGCTGCTGCAGTAGGATAACCACCTCCACCTCCACCACCTCTGTTAGCTGTTCCTGCAACTGCTGCAGCTCCTGAACTAAATTGACCAGCACCTCCACCGCCTGAACCGCCAGCACCAGCTCCAACTGTTTCAGATGAGCCACCACCGCCTCCTGCGTAAGTTACAGATGAGCCAGTAATAGATGAAGCAGTACCAGCACCGCCAGCACCACCTGATACATTTCCTACACCATTTGCACCAACAGCACTAGAGCCTCCTCCACCACCAGCAGAAACTGTACCAGCAGTAGAAGCAGAACCTCCAGCAAATCCTTGACCAGATGTTCCAGCCCCACCTGCAGCACCACTTAAAAATCCACCACCGCCACCGCCAGAACCACCTGATAAACCAGTTGTATCAGTTGCACGACCACCGCCACCGCCACCTACAGCAGTTGTTAATCCAGTAAATGTTGAATTATTTCCAGATGTACCACGAGATGATGAACCTGCTGCTCCTCCAGCACCGACTGTAGCTGTATAAACTGTTCCTACGGTTAATGATGTTGTACCAGTTAATAATCCGCCAGCTCCGCCACCTGCTCCATTTGTAGAGCCACCACCGCCACCGCCTGCTACAATTAAATATGAAGCTGTATAAACATTACCTGCTGTACCAGCATTTGTCCATCCAATAGCACCATAAATCTCTAACTGACCTGTAGTAGTATTATATCTTGTCATACCATTTACAGGACTAGACGGTCTTTGTGCAGTTGTTCCTGTAGGTATATAAGCACCACCTGTAGATGAGTCAGCTATAACTGGAGTTCCTGTCGTAGCAGGAAAAGTAAGCGTAGTAGTACCTGATACTGCTGGTACGTCTAGTGTGACTGAACCTGAAGTAGAACCGTTAAGTATTAGTTTAGCCATTAGTTATTACCTTGTTCTGTTCTCATAGTTTACTCATAAAGAATGTTAATTGAACCAGCGTCAAAGGTATCTGTTCCGTTTACTGTGGTAATGCGGACTTGAGTAAGTGTATCGGAAAGAGTTTTTGTGCCAGCGGCATAATTTAATAGACCTGTATTAGAAAGTCCGTTCATTGATGTCATAGCCCATGCGTTTGACCCTAACAAACAAAACACAGCAAAACCATTTCTTATTTGAGCGGCACCAGCTCCGCCAGCACGCTCTAATGTAAACCCGTTAGACATAGTAGTTGCCGAGCCACTTGTTATTATAGAGTCAGCCGACCCTGAATATCCAGTAGTTTCAAAACCACCTGAATCACCAAGTTGAATTTGAACTACGCTTGAACCACTAGTAGAAACACCATTAAACATCACAGTAATGCGTTTTACCCATGAAGGAATGCTTGTAAAGTCAATACTTGTACCTGATGTTGAGGCTACTGCAGTACCAGATACTAAAGGATATAAAGTTCCTGTAGGAACTGCGACTGTTCCAGCAAACGTAGCATTTTGTGCTGTGCTTATAGTTAGTGCTGTAGTACCGCTATTTGTTTGTAATACTAATGAGCCACTATTGTCAGGTTGTATCACTACACCATTGGTTGTAGTTGCGTTTATAATTGTACTCATACTATCACCCATCTTGACGTACTTGGCACAGTTATCGTAACGCCGCCTGAAAGAGTAACATCACCAGCTTCTACAGAGTTATATCCTGTAGGGAATGTATAAGATGTACCTATAGTTCCGTTATTAAGATTAAGACCGTTAGAAGCAGCAAACTGTGGAGCATAGGCTGTATTAGTTGCGTCTTGATAAACAGATTCGTCAGCAGGATAAGTAACAAATACGTTCTTTGTACCTGCACTAAATGATACTTTAGAACCTGTGCTAGATGCTAATACAGTATCACGAGATAAAGTAGTACCTGAAGATGTATAAGTACCTAGACCTACTTCCCATTGTGTGCCACCTACGATAGCGTAGTAAGTAGTATTAGCGTTACCAATAGAGGAAAATGATTGAAAGCCAGATACTGCACCAGCAAGCGTAATAGTGCCTGTGCCTGTAGTGGTAGAAACTTCCTGCACCCTATCCTTGACGACTAACGCCATGAATTATCCTTAAGCTAAAGTAACTGAAAGATTGCCTGTTGAAATCTTAAAGATGTCACCAGAGTCAATAGTTTTAGATGTATCTAAAGGTGAATGGTAAAGTAAGTTGCCTGTTGTTAAAGCATCATTAATACCAATCCAACCTACTGTTCCCCATGAAGCTGTTGCTGTTGGGAAAGTAACGTCAGCAGAGTTAGTAGTTACACCGTTAGAAGGTGCGCCAAATGTGACTGATGTTCTAGCATAAGAACCACCAGTTACTTCTGTGCCACTACCTGCGTCTGTAGGGTCTGAAGTCCATAGTGATACATAAACTGTTGCTGGTGCTGTATAAGCTGTTGCTCTTAGAGTTACGTTAATTAAAGCGTTCTCTAAATAGTTACTCATTTCTGACATAATAGTTTCCTTATCGTGGTGTTACGTTTAGTGTTGTATATGCGTATGTTTGACCTAAATCGCTTTTCTTAATATTAGCAATAGCTCTGTCGTATAATGCTGACCATGTAGCTACTCTAGGGTCATTCATTAAATAAGGCTCTGCTTCTGCTAGAGTTGCGTAAAGTAAAGCGTCTGGATAGTATGCTAAAAACAAGTTACTAGCTGTTGTGCTAGAGATAAATGTAGGTTGAGCATAGTATAAAATTTGGATTGTGTAATCAGAGTTTTGGCTAGGTGCAAACTGGAACTCTGTGCCTAACATTGTAAAGTAGTGTGAACGACCTGATAATGATGTTTGACCATTACGGAAGAACAAGTCAGGTGATTGAAACTCTAAGATAATAGGTGGATTACCCTGAAAGTGCATCTCTCTTAACTCTAAGAAGTCAGTAGGAAACGCTACTTTGTTATCAGAAGGTGTAGTCGTTGCTACTTCTAACATAGCTTCTGTTCTTAAATGACGACTCATTCGTAACTGTGCCATCTGAATGAAATCAGGGATAACACTTGTTAAGTCTGTA